CCCAACAACGGGTTTGACCGCGAGCTGAAGATCTTATGGCTGCGGCAGGCGGATGCGGGGCTGAGAAAGAGCGTGGTGGACAAGAACGACACCACCGATTTTGATGCCGTGGGTGCGGATATCTTATACGACCGGGAGCAGGAGCTTTTGCGGCAGGACGCGGAGTTGCTGCTGCCGGAGCCCTACGACAGCTACTATGCCCACTATCTGGCGGCACAGATGGACGCGGCCCTGGGCGAGACCGACCGCTATGCCAACGAGATGCAGCTGGCCAACGAGAACCAGCAGGAATTTGCAGCCTGGTGCAGGCACACCTACCTGCCCAGGATGGCCACGAAGTGGAGGTACTGAGATGGCACTGCCGAGTTTATACAGCATCTCGACGGGGAAGAGCATCCAGACGGCCTTTGGCGGCCTGAATGAAAGCTATGCCTGCGCCGAGGCGGAGTTTACCGAGATGAAGAACTTTTCCAGCCGGGGATACCCCGCACTGCAGACCCGGACACCCCGGCGCACCATGCGGGCCATGGGCCGCTGCAACGGGATGTACCACCTGAACGGCCTGCTGCTGTGCGAGGGCACCACCCTGCGCTACACCGAGGACAGCGAGGACGACGTGGCCACCGCGGCTGCGGGCGGGGAGATCGTGCTGGAAAATGCCGTGACGGACAGCGAGAAAATTATGATCGGCATGGGCACAAAGATCCTGATCTGGCCGGATGCCAAGAGCTTTGACACGGCCACCGGCAAGCTGGAAGCCCTGAGCGCCGCATGGAGCCAGACCGGCACGGTGACCATTGCACCCTGCGACGCGGGCGGCAAGACCTACACCGTGAGCAGCGTGGGCACCACGGAACCTTCCGGCCCGGCGGACGGGACGACGTTCCTGAAACAGAACTCCTCTTCCAGCAAGTGGGCCTATGTGAACGTGCTGGAGCAGTACGATGCCAAGAGCGGCAAGTGGGCGGAGATCCTTTTGAACAGCGTGAAGATGACCCTGCCCGGGTTGGCCGCTGCGGGCTTCAGGAAGGGGGACACCATCACGGTGGAGCAGGTGCCCGGGCTGGTGGAAGAATATCTGGCCGAGGGCGTGAACGGCGAGGTGACCATTGAACAGATGGACGGGGACAGCATTGTGCTGACCGGCAGCCCAAAGACCGAGAGCACCCGCTATTACGGCAGCTTTACCGTGACGGCGGGCGGTACCACCTGGAAGAGCATGAACGGCAGCGAGAGCGCCACGGCGGGCGGCACCACCATTACCGCCCGGCGGCGGGTGCCCCGGCTGGAATATGTGACCGAGAACGCAAACCGAGTATGGGGCTGCAACAGCGAGGAGAACGTGATCTACAGCTGCAAGCTGGGCGACCCCACCAACTGGTACAGCTACCGGGGCATTGCTTCGGACAGCTACGCCGTGAACGTGGGCAGTGACGGACCCTTTACCGGTGCGGCCACCTGCATGGGCTATGTGCTGTTCTTCAAGGAGAACTGCCTGCACAAGCTCTACGGCAGCCGCCCGGCGGACTATCAGCTGGTGAGCGTGCAGTGCCGGGGCGTGGCCAAGCAGGCCAGCAAGAGCATGTGTGTGCTGGCAGAGGTGCTGTACTACCTTTCCCCCGACGGCGTGATGGCCTGGGACGGCAGCCTGCCGGTGAAGATCAGCGGCGGACTGGACAACACCTGGCTGATGAACGTGCGCGGGGCGGTGGGCGGTGTGCTGGACACCCGGTATTACCTGCATCTGCGGGTGCCGGGCCGGAACGAGACCCGGCTGCTGGTCTACGACACCGAACGGCGGCTCTGGCACGAGGAGGACACGGCGGCAGAAGAGAATGCTTCCGGCTGGGCGATGTGCTCCACAGGGCGGCAGCTCTACCAGTGGGACGGCGTGAACCTGTGGGCAACCGAACCGGAACGGGAGGCCGACCGGGACACCGACACGGCAAAGGCGAATCTGGAGCAGAAAGTGGGCTTTGAGGCTGTGAGCGGCGACATTGGGTTGAACATCCCGGCGGACAAGTACATCAACCGGGTGTTTCTGCGGGTGGATGCCCTGACGTACAGCGTTGTGGAGCTGCAGGCCAGCTATGAGGGCGGGGCCTGGGAGACGCTGGGCCAGGCAGCCGTTCTGAACAAATACACCCGGGTCAACCTGCCCTTTGTGCCGGAGCGGCACGACACCATGCGGCTGCGGATCAAGGGCACCGGGCAGATCGCGGTGCGGAGCATTGCGTTCAGCATGGCAGAGAGCCGGGGCAACCGGGTGGCCGGAGGGGAACCGAAACGATGACCCTCTCAGCGCGCAATGCACCTGCGGTGCAGTTGCTTGCAGCTCCCCCGAAGGGCAACGGCGACGACCGCCGCCAGTGGCGGATTGATGGAGGAGCTGTTGGGGCCGCGGCCAGCAGGATGCGAACGGAGTGAAGCAGACGCTGGGAGCCGCAACCCGATAGCTCTGCTTAGAGGAAGGAGATTTTATATGGCAGATATTACGAGGCTTGGCGAGATCGCCATGCCGAAACTGAGTGACAACATGGCCCCGGAGGACAGGCGGAGCATCAACAACTACCTGATGCAGCTGCGGGACCAAATGATATACATGATGCAGAACCTGGACGAGACGAACTTCAGCGACACCATGCGGGACAAGCTGGTGGCCATGGGGCTGAAGGTGGAGTAACCCTCTCAGCGCGCAATGCACCTGCGGTGCAGTTGCTTGCAGCTCCCCCGAAGGGGGAGCCCTGCTTAGAGGAATGCGAAGACGAAAGGAGACAGTGAGAAGATGGCAAGAGGAGAATGGTGGGAGTACCTGATTCCGGGCCACAATGTGGGGCTGATGATAGGGGATGTGTATGACGGCATTACCGGCAACAGCGAAAAGAATGCGGGCACCGGCGTGTTTGGAACCAGAAAGAACGATTCCAACAGCTACCAGTACGCCCAGAGCAATGACCGGGTGACCGCGGCAAAGAACAATCTGGATTACTGGAAGGGACAGCAGCCGGAGGACAAGACGGGCCAGTATGACAGCCAGATCAGCGATACGCAGAGCCAACTGGACAAGATGAACCGGGACGGCTTTTCCTACGACTACACCAAGGACGCAGCCTACCAGCAGTACAAGAACCAGTACACCCGGGGTGCGGAGATGGCCAGTGAGAACGCTGCCGCCAACGCCTCGGCCCGCAGCGGCGGCTACGGC